TTCGCTCAGAGAATGTCCGGCAATATCTCGGGACTTACATTGAAGAGCAGTTGGTTGATGACCGCTATCAAGAAGTTTATATGGATAACCGCCAGTTCACTTCGGTGCGTACTATTGTACCGTTCCTGACAGCACGCATTACAGCTCCAGAAGTCACCCCGGCAGGTGGCGATGATCTAAGTATTCAATTCGCTAAAGACTTTGAAGAAGCTCTCCAGAAACATGCTGAAAAGCAAATGGCCAGGGCTAAGGTGCGTTTCGCCGTACAAGACGTACTCAAGGGCAAGCGCGTAGGGCTGCTGAAATGGCGCTACAATGCAGCTTTAGATACAGTAGTACTAGAGTATGTTAAGCCAGAATCAGTAGTTATCGGCAAACGCTCAGGGTTATTTGAAGAACCGGACTACTTGGGTCACACCCAGGAACGATCTATTGGTGATTTAATTACTCAATTCCCCGACAAAGCCGATAAGATCCGTAAACTATTTAGTATTCAAAAGGGCGTACCTTCCCAGCTAGAGCGTGTAGTATCTATTAATGAAGACTGGCTATGGGTGGACCTAGACGGTAAAAAAGAGCTGGTTGTTGGCTGGTCATATCAAAACTCGGTTTTCGGTAAGGTTAAAGACCCCAACTGGAATGAGAACGGCAATAACCTAACCGAGCAACCAATGATTCCGTTTGTATTCTTTAACTTCCTGAATGATGGTACAGGTTATATAGATGAGACCTCCTTCATGGAACAGGGCAGATGGTTGCAGCGCAACTATAACAAGCGTGGCCAGACTATCGCCGAAAGCGCTAAATATGGCGGTACGGGCGTACCAATCTTTGCCAAAGGTTCAATACCTCAAAAAGACGTAGCTAAGATTCGCTTCAGCCCTATCCAGCGTATCTTATTAGACGCTCCTGACGTTTCCAAAGCCTTTACTACGTGGCAGTCCCAGAACCTCCCGCAGTTCATCGTCGAAGACAAATATGATGATCGAAACTCCATAGACAATATCTGGGGTACACCTAACATCTTCAGGGGCGAGCAGTCTAAGAACAACACTCTAGGCCAGGATGTGCTAATTCGTGACCAGGCCGAGGGTCGCTTGAGCGATCCGGTAGATTGTATTGATGACTCCATGACTCGCTTCTACTTACTAGAAGCCCAGATGATGTATCGCTATTTCTCAGACCAGAAATTCTATAATTACCTGGGCAATGACGGCAAATTCGTTAGCATTATTGTTTCCAGCAAGGATATAGCTAAGAACCTTGGCATATCTATATCCGTCAAGGCCGGTACTTCACTACCCATTGACCGTGCCCAGAAACGCAAGATGATTTTTGAGCTACTTAAAATGAATCGCGTTGGTACATTAACGGCCTACAAGGAGCTAGGTATCTTTGACGATCCTGAAGAAGCCTTCAAGCAATTTATTACCGAACAGGCTGATCCACAAAGCGCCTTGGGCGATGTCGATAAACGTGTCTTCAACCGTGAAGCTAACCAAGATCTTCAGTTAGTTATCGCTGGCAAAGTGCCTGATGAACGAGAAGATCTAAGTGAAGAATACCTAAATCATCTTAATGAATACCTGCTGACCGATAAATACAAATTGTTGAAACCAGAACAACAAGCTAGAGTCTCAGACTACATTGATTCGGTTATCGACAAAGCTGATCGCAAGGCTGCTAAGTTAGCCATGCAACCGGCACCTGGCGTGATGGGCGGTATGGCTGGAGGTCAAGCAGTCCCTCCCGAGGTTCAAGCAATAATGCAACAACAAGGCGCACATCCTGGACAACCGCCACAGGCTCCACCGATGGCTGGTGCTATGCCTAATGTCCCACCAGTGGTATAATTAGTAAATTAAAGTAAGGAGATCCTATGGATCCAAAAGACAGCTCTACAGCTAATAACGACGATAGCGCTGCTGATGATTCAGCCAAGCCAGATTATTCAAGCATCAATGATTTAGACCACGAAATGTCTGAAGATGAAGAACAGGCGTTTATTAATGATACTCTAGGCATTAAAGGGGGGAAGGATGCAGATAAAGGTTCCAATGATGGTGGTAGCGACACTTCCAGCAACGGTGATGACGGAGATAAAGGTGGCGAAGATGATAAGACAGCTGACGACGGAAAGAGTGGGGATACCAGTGGTGATGGTGGAACCTCTGGAACCGAAGATGACCAAGCAAGCGGAACTGATGACAAAACTACTAGCATATCAGACGAAGACAAGACCAAGGATAGTGATAAACCAGCCCCTGAACTAGACGAGAACGGTATCCAGACTGACGACCTATGGGTTGAGGTAGAAGACTCCGAAGGCAAGTCCCATAAGCTCGTATTCGACCCTCAGAATCCCGCTGCTTTCCTACCCGATGATTTTACCTTCAAGAACGATAAACAACTATTCGAGATATTAGACGCTAAGGCCGAAATGGCGGCTTTATATAAAGAACGCTCAGATAAATTTGAGACTGAAAAAGAGACTAAGACAACTCAGGAACAAGCTGAAGCTCAAAGGAAGGAGACTCTGGCCTCTTGGGATGCAGAGATTGATGATCTGATTCAAGCGGGTGCGCTGGAAGCTCCTAAAACTAAGCCTGGTGAGAAGGGCTGGACAGAAGACCCCTCTGTCCAGAAGATTGATGCCATCTTCAAATATATGAAGACGGAGAACGACAAGCGTATTGCAGACGGCAAGACACCTATTAAATCTTTTGGCACGGCATTTAACCTGTATTCCCACGATGAGCAAGTAAGGGCTGAGGCCGAAAAAGAGAAGAAGGAAGCCGAAGACACTAAGAAGCGAGGGGCGTTGGTAGGTGGTTCTAGTGCCGCTTCTTCAGCAGGCGACAAGCCTATGTACACTAGAGGAAAATATTCAGATATATGGTCAGTGCCAGTTGAGGATTAGTATTCAAAGTTTAGAGGCATGTATTCGTATAGTTGCATCATTACTTGATCCCTAACATACGCAGCTTCTTCAGGAGTTTCATAATAACCAAAATGATATTTCTTGTTGTCTATTGATATAGAAGTTCTCCAAACTATTTCATGGGCTAATTTGCGTGAAGTAATACCCCTAAAACCAGATGTATTCTTACTGTTTATCCTTTTATTAATATTTTGCTCACTTCTTGTTGCCCATCGACAATTTGCCTCCCACCTATTCTCCACACACTCCTCACACTTACCACAAGAGTAGTTGCCGTCTACATTAATACGATCTATGGAATGGCTAGGCGTTGGCCTTTTTTTCATATCTTCATAAAAAGCGGCAAATGAATTTCGCCATCTATCACAGACCTTAATCCCCCTAGCGCCGTAGTATGGGAAACTTGGATTTTTTATATTATAGCACCTCTGTACTATCGTTCCCCATATACTATATTCTTTGAGTTTATTAAGGCCATGAAACTCAGGCGTATAATTGGGTGTAATTACTTTATTTCTCAAGGCTATACGGTAATGATTATCACAGTAACCCCGCGCGTGATAAATATTTTCACAGCCCTCAATTACGCAGATTTTTGTTATACTATTCATACAGCCTCCTTACCACAACTAGGGAGGCTCTTTAAATGCCTCTTGCATAAAATAATAGCATGTGCTAAGGTGAAATTACAACAGCTTGTCGGCTAAAAAGCCGACTTTTTTATTTACAAAATATTGTTGCATTAAAGGAGAATACATTGGACTATTCGCGCTTAATCACCACAACTTCGCAAACCATTGCCCCATTTGTGGTAGACGCTGTTCATGGTTCCAGCGTGTTAGTTGGTCGTATGACCGGCAGCCGCGTTAAACCCTGGGAAATGGGTATCTATGAGAAGCAGCCAATCCAGGTTGCGGAAGTGGCTACTGCCGTTGACTTCCAGGGTATCGGTAACTTCAACACTGCTGATAACTCTACGGATGTTAACTTACAGTGGGAGGCTAAGGGTCTAGGTGACTCAGTAATAATCGGTTACGCCGAGCTGGGCCTGAACCAAACCAAAGCCCAAGTTATTAATCTAGTTAAAAGAAAGTTTGATGTTGTCAAGAACAGCCTGATAGCCGCTGCTGGATCACGTTTCTACGGTCTGGGCTCAGGTGCAGCTATTGAAGGCCTAGCTCTCTCAACTGACGCTGGTACCTACAGCTCTAGCTATGGTGGCCTATCCCGTACTACCTATGGTACTTACATCAATGGTCAGGTAACAGCCGCTTCTGGTGGAGTCATCTCCTTCAACACACTGGCTGCCCAAATTGATCTTTGTAGCGCTGCCGCTTCAACTCTAGAATCAACTAACTTAATCTTGACTACGAAGACAATCTGGGCCTTGATAGAGAAGCTAGTTGAATCTAAGTCACGTGGTAACTATGATACTCAACGCGGTAACTTGAGAGTTAGCCCTTACACACCAATGGGTGTCGCTGTAGATGCTAAGCAAGTCGGCTTGGCCGGATACGAATCAATCTACTTCCGTGGCATTCCTACAGTCAAGGACGACCAATGTCCTTCGGGTCTGGTCTATACTCTAAACGAGAACCACTTACAATTTGTATCAAGCAAGATAGCCTACTGTGAAACAATTAAGATGAAGCAGGAAGTTACTGAAGGTGCTCTAGAAGAGGTAGTCACCACTGCTTGGCAGGTTTCTAAGGAGGCTAAGCCGACTAACGGTCTTGGAGATGTCCGCCAGATAGCTATTTATGGAAACTTAGTAAACCGTAACCCAGTGCGCTCAGGCGTTATAACTGGGGTAACTACAACATAAGGAAGGAAAGAATATGTTTACAGGATTTCTACAACTATCCGCCCAGGACATTAGGGCCACTTCAACTACTAAGGCAATGGCTCTTGGTTCGGTTGGTGTGACTCGTGACGGCAGAGTATACCGTTACACAAAAGCTGGTGGTACGACTCTAGACCCAGGTAAGCTGACAGTAGCAGCAACCGTCAACTCAGACGTAACTAATAAAACCGTTGCTCGTACTTATGCGACTGGTGTACGTGAAGTCATCATTGACGCTGGTGGTGCTATCACCGCTAACGCCTATGCCGACGGTACGCTAAATATTAACGACGCTACCGGTGAAGGTATCAGCTACCTAGTAGTAGGCAACACTGCCACTTCTGGTGCCGCTGAGCTAACTGTTACTCTTGACGAGCCAGTGATGAGCGCCCTAACCATTGATGTATCCGAAGCCTCACTAACTAAGAATCCTTGGGGCGATACGGTCATCTCTGTGACTGACCAGGCTGACATGCCAGTTGGTATTCCCAACGTCAGTATCACTAATGCCACTTACGGCTGGACTCAGACTAGGGGCGTATGTGCTGCTTGGGCTGATGAAGCCATAACTGCAGGTCTGGCTATTACAACTGGTACTGGTACTGCAGGTCAGGTAGAAGCTTTAGACGCAGCAGGTGAGTTCCAGATCGGTGTAGCCTTAGTAGCCGCTGTTGATACTGAATACCGAGAAGTGTTCTTAACAATAGACTAAGGAGGTTAGCATGACCCAATATATTGAAGATAACTATCCTCCGATTAGGGATACAGGTCTAAATACCCTAGAAAACGCCTCTATTGGCGGCACTCTAGCTGTCACTGGTGCAACGACTCTGTCCAGTACCTTAGCAGTGACCGGTGCCTCGACTTTTACTGGCGTGGCAACTTTTACGGCCGCTCCTGTGTTCAGCGCTGGTGTTGCTCAAACAGTAACCAACCAAACAGCCGCAACCTTAGCACCTGCTGCAACAGCATCGGGCACGCTTTACACCCTGAACAAAGCCGATGGCGTAGCAGTAACACTACCCGCCCTAGCTGGAGCTTCGGGTGTTGCCTTTGAGTTTGTATTTGTTACAGCAGCCGCTGGTGGTAACACTACTATTACGGCCGCAACTGGTGACTTGTTAATAGGGGGCGTAACAGCAGTAGACACAGACACCTCGAATGCTGTTGTCTTTGATGACCCCGATGGTACAGACGACCTTATAATGACCTTTAATGGTACAGATCAAGGTGGTCTGGCCGGAACATACGTCAAGGTTGTAGGAATATCTGCTACACGATGGCTAGTAACTGGTCAAAACAGGCATAGTGGTAACTTTGCTACAATATTTAGTTAAGGAGAACTCATGAGTGAAACAGATTTAGCAGCATACAAAATGGAAATCGCCGAAAAGCGTGAAAAAGCCGAGCAGTTAAAGAGCGAAGCTGATGCCATGCAGGCAATAGTCGATGAGCGCGAAGGCAAGAAGCCCAAGATGTCCAAGGAAAAGGTTGAAGAGACTGTGCCTGAAGCTTCAGGAGATATGCCCGAGAAGCCTCGCGGTGAGAAGGTCAATGTTAAGAAACAGGCCTCACAAGCTACGGGTGGATTCATGGGTGCGCCTGCCTCGCTCACCCAGAGAAAAGTAGTATAATACTGAAGGACTAACCCTCCACCCTGAAAACCGTCCTTGTGGACGGTTTTCAGTTTATTGACAGAATGATATATACTGGATGTATCATTAACAACAGCTCTACAGCTAGAGGACTCTTATGGAACCAGTGATTGAGCAGGCCAAGGCTATAGCTCCAGCTATGCCAATGGCCCAAAACGTATTTTCTAAAGACGATTTTAACAAAAAATATTGGTTTAACACCTTGCAGATGGTGACGGTCATTAATCCGCTGACTTATGACTGGCCATTTATGGTTGAGATGCGCCATTTTATAGTAAAAGCGGGTTCTCATGAGTCATTTCCTGGAGTCATAGCCAATGTATATCTTGACCAAATGAGCAAGATTTTAGCCCAGGATGATGACAAATTAGGCTTTATGGCCGACCCTGCCCTTAAAAAACTTTATTACGATAAATTGATTGTTTCTGTCGAAAGCTTAGTACACGAACACGATAATACTCCAGCCTATCTTAAGGATGTGTCACAAAGCGCTAGATTAAATGCTCCTGATGAGACTCCACCCTGGGAACGAGCTTCAGAAGTTAGTCCACCAACCCCACCACCTGCACCGTTAGAGCCTACACCAGAGATAAAGCCTGATGTTCCAATAGAGGGAACTAAATCGTTTGAGCTTAATGGCCTAACTTTTAGGCAGGTGACAGATAAAGCAGGTAAAACCACATTCTTCAAGAACGATATAGAGATTGATGAAGCGGACTATGCTCGCGCGGCTAGCATGATATGAATATTCAAGAGGCCCTAGAGGCAATAGATAATGAGGTCAAAGAACTATCAGAGACTATTGCTCAAAAACAGGCTGAGCTAGACGTAGTTAATCGTAATATTTCTGAAGCTAGGGATAAGCACCAGCAAATTCTAGCGGATAGTGCTGTCGCCCACCAAGCCCAAGAAGAAGAGAAACAACGCTTAGAAGCAGAGATAGGGCCAATCCGTAAGGAAAATGAACGTATAAAACAGGAAAATGCCGATTTGGTGAACCGTAAGTCCCAGCTCATGCAGGACAATGCCAAGCTAGAAAAACGTCACCAAGAGATTATAGATTACGAGAAACGAGCCAAAAAGATCCTACAGGCTAAAGACGAAGAGCTAGTCATTAGGGAACGGAATCTGGCAGAGCGAGAACAGTTTAGTCCATTAACCAGTTCCTATCTACCACCAGTTGAAACGTAGTACAATACTAATATGCCGGACTCTGGAAATTTCGATGTAAACAACCGATACAGTCTATTCGCATTATCCAATGCTGGCACTAAGGCTCCTGTGTCGTTGTGGGCCGATCCTAGCACCCACAGGCTACTTGTTGACCCAGGAACGATAACGATCACAAACCCCAGTGGTACGACCTCCACGACAACCCAAGTAGGAGATTCAGCCACAGTACAAACCCTTAAAGCAGCTAATTCGAGTCGTATTAAGTTAGTAGTGGTTAATACGAGTACGGCAGTTCTATATGTTAAAGAAGGTTCTGGTGCAACTACCAGCGACTATAGCTATAGATTGGAACAATACGATACGGCTATAGTCGACGACTATTCAGGGATTGTTACGGGGATATGGTCGGCTGATAGCGGGGGTGATGCTAAAGTAACAGAGACAGTGACATGATAAAACTTTGCATAGTATGCGGAAATCAGTTTTATAAAACACCCAGTGATTCTAGAGAATATTGGGCTAAAAAGGAATCCTGTTCTAGGGCTTGTGCAGGTAGGGTCATTTCTAAAAAACTGAAAGGTAAACAACCAAAGAATGTAGTAGCTGGATGGAATAAGGGCAAAAAGAATCACTGGAATGCTGGTAGCAACCATTCTTTATGGAAGGGCGATGATGTAAGTAAGGCAGGTCTCCATCTTTGGGTGAAATACTATAGAGGTAAAGCTAATAAATGTGAAAATCCAGACTGTATTTATCCTAGGAAAGATTACGATGGAAGATTAATGTTGGCTCCTAAAATATATCATTGGGCAAATAGAAGTCGCCAATATAAGAGAGATTTGGATGATTGGGTTCAGCTTTGTCCCTCATGCCATCAAACTGCCGACCAGAACAAATGGGACTTAACTGATATGGGCAGAGTAACCGAGACGACTTGAGATTGATAGACTTCGTGAATGGTGCTATATTAAGAGCATCAGCTCTACAGCTCCTGTAGAGTTATTTTTATAGAAAGGCAAATATGGGCAGAAAATCTAACGCAGCGGGTGTCTACAATTCAGGTGGTATAACTTTATCCAATGGTGATGATGCCGATTTTCAATTCAATGCAAGTGGCCATTTACTGGTAAGTGCTGGAACAACAGCCAGCCCACAACCAGTAGCAGATGTGCCCACAGCAATTGGGGACAATAGAAAAACCGTAGCTACTGCTGGTACTGCTGAAGCCTTGGCCGCTTCTACTGCCTGTCGATCAGTTATTATTACAGCCGAAACCGATAACACTGGAATCATTGTAGTGGGTGGATCAACTGTAGTAGCCTCTCTGTCTACTAGGCGAGGCACTCCTTTGAGTGCTGGTGAGTCAGTAGCCATAGATATTGACAATCTTTCCAAGGTTTACCTAGACACAACTGTTAATGGCGATGGAGTAACTTATACTTATCTTGCTTAAGGAGTAAAAAATCATGCCCAAACTAAGAAAAACCTCCAAGAGTAGCTATACGCTTCAGGGAGCCGCAGCGTCTACTTCTCCCAATGATGCCACTACTTACTACATAGGCTCTCGATTTGGAAATACGTTGGCCACCGCCACTACCGCTAACCGAGTATATATACCCAAGGCTGGAGTAGTAACCTCGGCCTACGTTTTCTTCTTTAATAGCACCAGCAATGGAACCGCTGAGACCTCAACAGTATCAGTCCGATTGAATGGCAGTACAGATACCACTATCTCTTCAGCCGTTACTAATGATGCCACTTCAGCAGTATTCAGTAATTCGGCCCTATCCATAGTAGTAGCAGCAGGAGACTATATCGAAGTTAAATGGGTGTCTCCCACCTGGGTAACTAATCCAGTTGGTACTAACGTATCTTGGGTCATTAATATCCAATCATCTTAGAACATGACTCAAATAATTGAGAGCGGTAATGTGCGTGGACCAGCATCTTCAACCGATAATGCTATTACTAGATTTGATGGCACCACAGGAAGATTAATACAAAATAGTTCCGTAACTATTAGTGACGTTGGTGCAACTACTCTTGCTACAACAGACAATACGACTCCTTTATATATTGCTAACAGCCCTGCCACAGGAGCTGAATCTTTAGGCAATGAGATATTATTTAAGCCAGGTGGACTAGGCGGTACAAACATCTGGGGCTACGGTATTATCTCCTGGTATGCCGAAGACTACACTCGGAAAGACTGTATTCTACAAGTGCACAGGGCTAATTATCTAGACGACACTACGGCTAGTCACCGTCACTTCTCAATCTATACTTCCAACGCTGCTCGCAGCTCTGTGGTTAAGCGTCTCAACATACCCTACATGTATGACACAGCTCCGATTACCTTCCAGAACTCTACTGTAGAGATACAAACGAATATCACCAGTGGCTCAGGACTATTTGTTAATCATAATGGCTCTTCGGCTGGTACTGCTATATTGGCTCAACTCACTAACGGCCCCACCAACCCCTCAACTGGGAGTGTCTTGAATATTAGCCAATACGGTGTAGGCGCAGCCATTGGTATCACTCATCAGAATCCAACCACTCAAACCTCAGCTTCAGTAGATATCGTTGGCAAGTTTGGCTACAAGCATACTCTTAATGCTACAGGCGGTTATGGACTATTCTTGTCTACCAACGGTACAGCCACCGTTAGTTCCTCAAATGGCCTAGCTAGATTCCAGAACACTACGACAGCGGACACTTCCCCCGTAGTTAATATAGATAACCGTTCGGCGGGCAAGAGTCTGTTCATTAATAACAACGGCACTGAGAAATTCTCTGTGGACAAGGACGGCAATGTACTAGCTGCTGGTGATATTACTGTCCCCGACGAAGCCTACGGCTCTGGTTGGAACGGGTCCTTAGAGGTGCCTACTAAGAATGCCGTATATGATAAGATTCAGACCCTGCTAGGTTCAACTGCTTACACACCTACGAACGTAACTACCGATAGAAGTTATGACGCGAACTCAACCTCAATTGACGAGATTGCTGATGTTCTTGGTACACTGATCGCTGACCTTCAATCTAAGGGAATAATATCATGAGGCAGGGAGCAATAAACTCTAATTCAGATATGTACAATGGAGCTGTAAGGGCGGGTTCGATCTCAGTTGCTCTCTTAGAACTTACTAAAGCTGTAACTTTCAGTAGTGCTATGCCTAATACAAATTATGTCATTTTTCTCCAGCCCCAATCAAATCTAGGAGTCGCCATCTGGCCTACCAATAAAACGGTAAATGGGTTTACTCTAAATATAGCAGCTAGTGTCTCGGGAACAATAAGCTGGGTAGCAATAGAGGCCTAGAGATATGGTATAATTCACTTATCAGCTTCTACAGCTTCTGTAGGAGCTTTTTATTTAAGGATTTGAAATGACAAAACTACCCCAACAATGGACACCTGAAGATTCTGGTACGGTTACTGCTGATAACGAAGACGTCGAACGTATTACTGAAGATGGGCAAACTAGAGTAACTGAGGCCAGTGAGACCAGGGTTCTTGAGCCTAATGTGGTAATTGGTAAGACCCCGACTACCTGGGCGGGAGGCGAATAATAATGGCGAAGAAGATTAGCGATCTTGATAACATGTCAGGAGCAGCTTCAATTGACCGGGCTGCGGACATGTTGGAAGTATCTGACACTAGTGGATCGGCCAGCTATAAGGCTACCCCTAACTTTATTCTAGGGATTACTGGCAACCCCGTAGGCACTATTGATGTACAGGCAATAACTAACAAGACACTAGACAATACCAACACCATCACCCTAAAAGACACTTTATTTACCCTCCAAGACGATAGCGACACTACCAAGCAGGCCAAGTTTCAATTGTCAGGGATAACCACGGGTACTACTCGCACCTATACGCTACCTAATGCCTCTAGTACATTGGTTGACCTTTCTACCAGCCAGACTCTTACAAATAAAACTTTGACTAGTCCAACTATCAACACGCCGACAATCGTAAATCCTACTCTTACTACAGATACGGTCAGCGAATACACTGGTGCTAATGGAGTAACTGTCGATGGACTTAATATTAAGGACGGCGCACTAAATACCAACAACTCGGTAGTGACGAACAACATAACAGATAGCGCTGTGACTTTTGTCAAAACTTCTGGAATAGGATGGGAGTTACTGGGGTCAACGACTCTCGGTTCGGCGGGTGATACAATGACCATCTCCAGTATCACTGCCAGAAAGCATCTTAAAATGGTGATATATGGTATCGCCACAGGCGGCACTATATCTCTAACATTACGATTTAATAACGACAGTGGGAACAACTATGCTGCACGCTATAGCGACAACAACGGAGCCGATGGTACGGTGACCAGCACGAGTGGCTTGCCTTTTGACTCTGGAGCACCAGGTGCGTATCCATTCTTGGTTGAGCTTGAAGTAGTAAACGTCTTGGCACAAGAAAAACTAGCGATAGCTCATTTAATTGCTCAAAATACTGCGGGCGCTGGCACTGCACCAGCTAGGAGAGATTTGGTTGGTAAATGGGCTAATACCGCAACGCAAATTACTAGGGTTGATGTACTGAATACTGGTACGGGTGATTGTGCTATCGGTTCTACTGTATCAGTTTGGGGACGAGACTAATGGCTAACCAGAAAGTCATCGTGGACTCTAGTGCAGGAACTAGAACCGATAAACTTCAACGATTTGGTTCTTATGAGGCATTTTAATGAAACTGACATTCTCTGATCAAATCGCCCTTGCTCAAGAGCTATCGGGTCTCTCTGATGCTGCTTCAACAGCTAAGTTCAAGCGTGATATAAACATTGGCGCATCTTTGTTCCTTGCTAAATTGGGTAGGGAGTACAATCGTCACTCTAGATTTACCAATATGGTTGCCAACCAACAATATTATCAACTGCCAGAAGATGGCCAAAAACTGAAGGAGATTATTGTTAACACTGGAAACTGGTTTATACCATTAGAACAGGTGGCCGATGAATTTGCTTGGCGCATGATGAACATGTCTGGTACTACAGGCCAACCCACGCACTATTTCATCCGTGGAAATGATGAGGTTGGTCTATACCCTAAACCATCCTCTAGCGTATCGAGTGGCATAGAGCTAGTATTTAGTCCTAAACATGTTCAATTAACTGAGGCCGATTACACCACTGGGACAATTACGGTTACTAATGGCAGCCAGGCCGTTACAGGAAGCAGTACAGTTTTTACTGCTAACATGGTGGGTAGGTGGCTACAGGTAACTGATGGGACTGATGAGAACTTTTATAGAGTAAGTGCCTTTACCAGCTCGACCAGTATTACGCTGGAGAATTATTACCAGGGGACTTCCGGAAGTGGGAAGGCATATAGAATTGGTCAAGTTTGCGATATGCCCGAGGAGTTCTTAGAGTCTCCCGTTGATTACTGCCTGTTCATGTTCCACAAGAAACGTGGTAGCCGAGAAGCTGCTGATTTTAAGAATATGTTTGATAGCGCTGTTTTAGCAGCCAAGGATTTATACGGTTCTACCACCGATAGCCAGGTGATTTCAGCAGAACCGGTCTGGAGGACTTGGAATAACTGGCGGGGCGATGATCCAGGAACACTTACCTCTTAAGTAAGGTATAATATGTATGTATGTCAAACTAAAAGCAGCCCACTGGAGGGGCTACTTATGACCAGTATAACAAAGATTTGTTCGGTTGAGGGATGTATTTACATCACCCGTAAATATATAGATGGTTTTTGCTCAGTACACTATAGTCGTTATGCCCGAACTGGACAAACTAATCTTCAAAGAGATAATACCGAGGGTGGTCTTAGTGAGGTTTTACCCAGAGGAAGAATAGCTCATAACTTTGTGGATATGAAAGATATGCGTGTAGCAAAACTTACCGTCATTCGCTATTTTGATACAAAGAATAAGGCTGCAAGATGGTTGTGCAAGTGTGATTGTGGAACATATTTAGTAGTTACTCGACCTGCACTACGCGCTACATTAAATGGTAGCCCCACGGGTACTAAAAGTTGTGGGTGTTCTAGGATGACAGGTAAAGGTACCAGAAAAGCCTACAAAAGAAAAATGACAGCTAGACAAGCTGCTATGAATAAAGCTTACAATGTTTATAAAAAATCGGCTATTAAACGTTCTTTAGATTTTAATCTAGCTAGGGATAGATTTCATTCCCTGATTGAGAGTAATTGCCATTATTGCGGTGCAGAGCCTTCGATGAAGAAGATTGATGATTCAATTATATCTGAAAACTATATCTATTTTCATAATGGGCTAGATAGAATAGATAACTCGTTAGGGTATATAGACAGTAACGTGCTTCCTTGCTGCCCTATATGCAACCACGCCAAGCATACTCTTACATATAATGATTTCATCGAATGGATTAAAAAAGCATCCATTCACTTAAACTTTGACTATGGAGAACTTTGATGTCCCAATATGAGCCCGTAGGATTATCCTACTTCTTTGGCGGATGGAGCCAGGATAAGAGCCTCGGCACCAAGGGGCAGTTTTATTACTCAAGGGCAGCCGACTTCAGGAAACAACCCTCATCCTTTAGTGCCTTACCGGCTCCTACTAAAGCCGATGGAGGTACGGTAGTTGATTTAGTACAAGATATGAGTCAAATTCCTTCAGGCGTCCGTTATGCTGTGGGTGACGCTGGGAATGTATATAAGGTAGCTACAAGTGGCACATGGTCACCGGTTGGTCAGTTAGGTGAGAGTGGTGGAGCTGGATTGGTGTATAGAGCTGACGTAGATCATATCTATATTACTGGCGTTAATAAAGTCGCTCGTATCAAACGGATGGCCAATACGGGTACGTTTGAGCAGAACTGGTTTCAAAATGGGATTAGTAGTTCATCCACTTGTTACAAGACGGGTGGAGCAAATACCTATACTCCGCCTACTGCCATAAGTGAGACAACGATGAACAAGCGATCTTTTACTTCGGACATTGAGCCTATCTATAAGATAGGCATAAAGATTATTAGCAAAGGCTCGGGTGATTGGACGCTAACCTTACATGATGATGCGAATAATTCATTGTCCGCCGTTACAGTCACCAATGCTAATCTTACGAATAACGCTATTAACTATTTTATACCTTCCTCACCTGTCCGTATTCAAAGGGGTAACAACGGGGCAGGGTCAGCTTTAACTTATCACCTTCATGTTACCTCCACAGCGGCCGATGGAACTTTAGCCACTACAACTGCCAGCTCTTTGGCTGACTGTGACATGGAGTTGTGGGCCAATGCCCTAGTATCGACTCAGAATGGCCTTCACCCCATGCTTAACTTTCTTAATTTTACTCTGATTGGCAACGGACGATATGTTGCGGCCTATGAGCCCCTCCAGGATTCACCTACGACAGCCGACTTTTCACGACATCGACTTACATTGCCGCCTGGCTTTGAAGTCTGTGGATTTGCCCAGAAGAATCTTTTAAGTATTATCGGAGCCGAGAAACGAAGCACGACAGGTGACTTTCAAGAGGGAGCTCTGTTCTTCTGGGATGGTATTAGTGAGTCATACAATGACTGGTGGCCAGTGCCAGAGGGCTCACCAGAGAGCCTATTTTCACATGAAAATGTAGCTTGGTACGTAGCAGGCGGAGCATTATATCGGATTAGGGGTACCGATGTACCCAGAAAAAGAAGGACATTCAGAAATACTGATAGTGAGTATTCTGGCACTTCAGATGTTACCAGGGCGCCCGCGCACGGCATGACCGTCCGAAGAGGGATCTTGCTAATTGGTTATCCTTGGTCTACTACCAATCAGAGTCTGGAGCACGGTGTCTACTCTTATGGAGCCATCTCGGATGAGTATCCTGAATCTTTTGGTTTTAGCTATACGACCTCCAATGGGAATATATTGAATAATGGCTCTAACAATCTACGGATTGGTACAGTTAAGAGCTATGGAGACACCCTCTTTATATCTTGGAGAGATGATTCGGTTAGTCCCCACGCCTACGGTGTAGATATTGTAAATAACTCATCGGCTCCAGCGACTACGACTATTCTTGATACCTTATCCTTTGATGACAACAGGCCATCAAACTACAAAAAAGCAGGTTTTATAATTGCTACTTTTGCGGAAGACTTACCGGCTAATACCTCGGTTCTACTTAAGTATAAGATTGATGGAGCCACTTCATGGACTTATTCTGAG